TGGCGAGACGGGGGTCTTTCTTCTTGATTGCGAGCTTCTTCTTAGCCACCGGAAGCCTCCTTCATGTTGACACGGAACGGCAGGGTCTTGGCTAGGTCAGCCAAGGGTTCACTCTGGCTGAGTCCGGCGTCGATCCCGTTGTCCTTGAGGAAGCCCCTTGCGACGTTCAGGTCAGCTGACGTTGCCTCTCCATCCAAGATCCGCCGCAAGAGTTCTTCAGCGACGACCTCGTGCAGCTTGCTGAGTAGTTTCTGATCCATGTGATCCTCAGTTGAAGATGGCCTTCGCGGCCAAAGACGCGATGGCACCGACGACTCCCGCAGCTCCTAGCAGCCACGACTTGGACTGCTCAAGCTCTCGAATGCGGGTGTCGTGCCGGTCGATCCGAGCGTCCACGATGTTCTGACGGGAGATCAAGGCGTCTACCTTTCCTTCAAGACGTCCCAAGGCTACCAAGATATTCTGGTTGTCTCTGTCCACCTCACGTGTCTCCAAGGCGGGTAAAGGTGAAGAAGGTAGTAGCGTAGGTAGCGCTACCGAGGATCGCGTTGTTCTGGTCGGTGTGCTGGACGCTGAACTTGATTCCATGGGTCGTGACATTAGTCACGTCAAACAGCGCGTGAAGGCCGATGTTTCCGTAGGTCGCTGGAACCGTCAGGACGCCGCTCTCGGACCCTTGAGCCAAGATGGACCATGTAGGAGTGTCCGCATCCACGTCCGTAGACTTGTGGATTCGGAACGTCAGGTCGCCGTTGTTGGCCCAGCACCACAGCTGAATCTGGCCTTCGATCCGGTAGATCCCGGTACGCGGGAATGTGAAGACCCCGGTGTTCAGGGTCATCGAGTCGCCGCCCAGCTTCTCGCCGACAGCAAGGTTTGCCGACAGCGGGTCCTGGTTACCCAGGGCGTTGTCCGTCAGCGTCCACTGCTGCACCATCGGAGCAAAGTAAACCGACGGTATAGCACCCTGAGCGTTCAGCTGGACGACCTTGCCGGCGTCAGCTGCATTCAACGTGGTGTCGTCGTCAGTAGCGGCGGCTGCCACGCTCTGCAGAAGATCGGTAGTTACTTTCTGAGTCATCAGGTCAGCCTCTGGACAGTGCAGGAGTGGTTGAGAAGAGTAATGGTTCTAGAGCTAGCTAGAGAAGGGAAATCGCAGGCAACATAAAGAGACACGTTGTCTCCGACTTGATTCCCCTGAGCGACGATCATGATCTTGAAGTAGACGTAGTTCTCAATGTCTTGCCCTGCCTGAAGGATTACCGGAGGTGGGTTTCTGGTCCTGCTTACGTAAGCTGCAGTGTAGTTTCCGGGGTTGTCCTGCTCTAGCTTCACCTTTACGGTGTGGGTCTGTCCAGTTTGACTACTGAAGGGAGTAATATAGCCTTCCCACTCGACTAGCCAAGTTCCTTCAGTGAAGGTCAGCTCCCCGGTGCTCTGATATGCGAACTTCCCTTCAGGGTCGACTTCAGCAAACACTCCATTGAGTTCCACCTTGACAAAGTCATTGTCAGGCGCGTTGCTAATGACTTGATTGGAGGGCATACAGCCCCACCAACCCTGCACCACGGCGTCCTTGACCATCTTCTTGCAGACGAGGTCGCCGTCATCCAGGCTGGCAAGAGGGGTGCTAACAGCTTCCGCTTCCTCGTAGTTGATAAAGGCTGGCTGGTTGCCGTCCTCACCGGCCTGTCCGCCTTGATCAGTCGGAATGTTGAAGCCTCTGACACTGATGCCATTTTGGCGCCACTGCATCGTGGGACCGTAACGGGACGATCCCTGGTAAGTGAACAGGAGCGACCCAGGGCCGCCATGCGGCACACCAGTCCCGTTACCTCCAAATCCGATGAGCGCATTCCCATTACTCGCCATCGTGATTGATCCAGGGACATTGGGCGTCTTGATCCCAAAGTCAGTATCAGTAGACGCCCCAAATCCCCAAGGCTCTAGGAGGATCTTGTCCACCCCCGAGATCGTGTCCCGGGTGATGTTCATCTCGTTAGCGCCGATTCGGAGCGCGTAGGCGTTGTTGATGTCTAGGTGCCCGCCTTGGACGCTCAGTGGTCCAGCACAAAAGAGGTTGGACGTGTTGACGCTGGCGTTGATCAGGGAAGAGTGAGTCAGCGTGCCGTCATAGGAAACCTTGAATGGCTGAGTGACGTTCCCATTAGTGAACCCACGCACAACCTGCAGTGCGACGTCGTTGTTTGCGGGGTTAGAGCCCTGGATCTCAACCTTGGCTTTGCCTGTAGTGTTGCCGGCCAAGAACCCATACTTCTGCCAGTTGCCTCCATCAACGTCACCCACCTCGATCTGATCCGAGTTGATGAACGTGGTCGTCGTTGAGTTCACGGCCCCCGCACCGATCAGGATCGCACCAGCAGGAGTCAACCGGAACAGCACGCTGCCGTTGTTCTCGGCGCGTGCGTTGATCAGATCGCCGGTCTGGTTGGCGAGCCGCTCTATTCTCAGCGAAGAATCGGCGACTGCGCCTGCCCGGAACGGCTCAATCAGCACGTTGCGAGACGCACCGAAGTTGCGCACAGTGACCTGAGTCCCGTCCGGGAACCCTGTTGTCTGTCCCTGCGCCGCGCCAAAGAGACGCAGCGTGTAGACCCCGTTCAACTCCGTGACTGTGTAGTCGTAGGCAGCTCCCGGACGCTGCAACACGCCCTGGACTTCAACCAAGAACATGTTGTCGACAGCCGTAGCTGGCGTTGGATCCTGGAGGATGTAGGTCCGGTCAGCCCCTGCGTTAGTCCCCGCCCCGGATTGAAACACCCACGACTGCGGAAGCGCAGCTCCAGTCCCGTAGATGATCGCCGAAGTCACATACTCCAGAGTAGCGACGTCGCCGTCGTTGGTCGGGAGGCCGACGTTCTTGATGCCCCGACCACCAGCGTCATACTTGTTGTCGGCCCCAATGGGCAGCGACGTAGACCCAGTGTCGAGTGCTTCCTGAATCGAGTACAGAAACTGGTTGTTCTGCGTGTTCAGGTCCGACGCCTTGAGCACCGAACCGTCCGCGAACGTCCGAGCCAGATCGTCGATGTCCGTAGTCCGCCCGACTCGCACGGTATCCAGAGCTGACAGAGGCAGCAGGGCTGGGTCCGTAATCTGAACTACCAGACTCGGGCTCGTCGTGACCGTGAACTGATTCGAGGTCAGAGCTGTAGTTGTGCTCGTAGCCGCCACGGTGATCGACACATAGATGTCGTCGGGCTCTACAAACTGAAGAGTCGGTGGGGCAAACGTCCCGCTCTGCTGAGCAGGCGCCAGATTGTTGAAGTCTATGAAGGAGTAGGCCATAGGATCACCTGAAGACGGACCTGGGTGCCCGCATTGGCGTAGCCGCAGGCTTGTTAGAGTCGGGGAACTGGTTGATGAAAGATTGGTTGATCAGCTGATCTACCCCAGGAATCTTAGCAACCCATAGAAGACTCTGAATATTCCTGAGATCTTGCTGAGTGGCTTCCCGGACTCCAGCCAAAGTCTGAGCGCCGTTGAACAAGGAGGACGCAATGTTGGAAGTCACCTTGTAAGCCGTTGATCCAGCAACTGGGTCAATGCCTAGCCCGGTGGTTCTCATTGATTCGTCAAAGACACCTTCTCCGGTAAATGCCTTAGAGAACAGGTCAGTGAACATGGGAAGAATGGTCGAGTAGCCGCTCCGCATGATCGCAGACTTCATCAGCGCCTCGGGCTGAGTCTTTTCTTCCCAGTATTGCTCTGGGTTGCTGTGACCGAGTGCTCTGTAGTAGGTGACTGCTTTGTATCCGAGCATCGCTAGGTAGGCACCGCCGATTACGTTAGCAGCTTCATACATGTCTGCCCGCGCAATGCCCGCTGCCAGCTGCTTTGACTTGGCCGCTACAGAGAACACGCGATACTGCGTCAGGATCTTGCCGATCGTCGTGTTCATCCAAGACGGAAGCTCACCGAACGTCTGACGCTGGATCATGTTGTCAGTCGCCCTGCGGAGAGCCAGGACCAGCCTGTCAACCGCTTCCTGATCTTCGATCCGATCCAAAGCAACGTCTGCTACCTTGTAGTTCCCAAACAGACCCCGACGGGTCGTGACGATGTTCGGGTCTTGGAGGGCCTTGCTGATCCTTGCGATGTCGTCTTCATCGAGGCCGATCTCAGCGAACCTCTTCTTGGACATCTTCCACCAGCTGTCTGCCAGCTTCACCACGCCATCTGGACCGATGTCGAAGGCCGTGTCGACGAAGTGCTGGAAGGCTGCTCTGGATGCCCACCGCCTCAGGAAGGTGTCCATCGGCATGATTCCAAGAGGGTTCAGCGAGGCGAACTGGCGACCAGCATCAAGCCAGCGCCCGAACCGCGTGTTGCTCAGGTCATCGTCGAGTCCGAGGGCATCCATGCGGCGCATGATGTGATCGCCACGATGGAAGTCGCCACCGATACCCGTGAAGGTCTCAAGAGCCGAAGACAGCCTGTTGGCGTCCTTGATTCGACCCCGCAGTCCCATCAAGAAGACGTTGCTTACGTCTCCGACATCGAGCTGCTTGAGTGCTGCGGTGAAGCTAGTCCGGAAGAAGATGTTGGCGAACTCGGGCAGCTGAGCAAATCCAAGGACCATTCCGAAGGTTCCTTGCACAAGGCTGTTCATG